AGATCAGGCTCTACCCGGTGCCAGATGACACCTGGGAAGTCACCGTCGCTGCTCACATCAAGGTCAACGAGCCAGCGAGTGACACAGAGGCACGCAATCCGTGGATGACGGATGCTGAGCGGCTCATTCGCGCACGAGCGAAGCTCAATCTCGCGCGCAACGTCAACGCATCTGGTATGGACCCGACCTTCTCGCCGCAGGCGCTCGTCATCTTCAGCTCTGAGGAGGTCGATGCCTTCAACGATCTTAAGTCGCGCACAGCGAAGCAAGTCGGAACCGGCAAGATCACGCCTTACTACTAAGGGGAACTGCAATGGCTATTTCAAATTACACAGAGCTTCAGTCGGCAGTCGCCGACTTTATCGCTCGATCCGATCTGGACGCAAAAATTCCCGACTTCATCGCCATCGCTGAAGCTCGGCTCTCGCATGCGCTCCGCGCGCACGAGATGCAGGCGACAAGCACCGGCAGCTTGACGGCGGGCGTCATCGCGCTTCCTTCCGACTACGTCGAGTGGCTTTCCGCTCGCTGGGTCGGTGCGCGCACTCAAGACCTCGCATACGTCGAACCGGATAGCCCCGAGTGGCGCTTCCGCTTCCGCCCGAATGGCGACCCGCAGATGTTCACCATCATGGCGGGGAACGTCGAAGTCAGGCCGATCCAGACGGGCAACCTCAAGCTCTACTACTACCAGAGCATCCCGGCGCTTGCCTCGAACAGCACGAACTGGCTGCTCACGAAGTGCCCCGACATCTATCTCTACACGTCGCTCGGTGAAGCCAACATCTACATGAAGGATGAGCAGCGCGCTGGTGAGTACCTCGCCATGGCGAAGAACGAAGCCGAAAAAGTTTCGCTCGCTGCCGACGCCAGCAAGTTCCGTATCGATCCATCTCGCTCGGTTGATACCGGCGCTGGGACTGAGAGAAGCAATCGGCCTGTGCAGGCTCCTGCTGGGGGGTAAGGATGAATGGCCATCCAGCTTTGGGGAGCGTATACGCCTGACGTCTCCGACCTGAAGGGAAACAACACTCGCGTTATTCAAAACGTGATCCCTCGGGGCGATGGCTACGGTCCTGTTTCCGACATCACTGCTTATACGGACGCTCTCCCGGCTGCATGCCGGGGGGCGTTCCGTGGTGTCCACTCCACCTCTGGTACGGTCTACATCTTCGCCGGTACGGAGACCGCGCTCTATCTGATGGACAACGCCGATCAGTCTTGGAAGGAGGTTTCCAAGTCTGCTGCATCCGTAATGAGCCTCGGGGCTCTGACTAGCATCGGCAATCTTACTGGTGGCGGCGGTCTCGCTGCATCATTCGACGGCACCACCAATCAGGCCATCGCAAACTGTAGCTCACTCGCAGCAACTACGTTTGGATATGTCGGCAAGACGATGGCGGTTCCAACTGCCATTGTGTCCGCTACTGTTCACGGATCAAACGACCAGGGCTACATCAGCGGCTCCAATCCAAGCACCACCATCGACCTCTACGGTAAGCAGGGAACCGCGCCAGCAAATTCCACCGATGGCACAGTCATCGGCACGCTCAGCTTCACTGACACCGCAGATGAGAGCGCTGCGCGCACCATCACCTCTACCAGTGCGGTGCTGTGGGATCACGTTTGGGTTCGCGTCAGCACCGCAGGGTCGGTAACGCTCAACGTCGCCGAGCTGAAGCTCACAAGCACAGTTGACTACGCTCTTCCCAGCAACGGCGTATGGCAGTTCGCACAATATAATGACTACGTCGTCGCGGTGCAGGGTGGCAACGCTCCGCAGGTCTTTACGCTTGGCACTAGCGTCTTCTTCGCCGATCTCGGCGGATCGCCCCCGACTGCGACGCACGTCACGGTCGTCAACGAGTTCCTGCTTCTGAGCGGCCTTGTATCGAACAGGGGCCGCGTGCAGTGGAGCGCTCGCTCGTCCATCACCGGATGGACAGCTGGAACCGACGAGAGTGACTTTCAAGACCTCCCTGACGGCGGCGACGTGAGCGCTATCGCTGGAGGCGAGCACTCTGCAATCCTGCTGCAGGACTACGCGATGCGTCGCATGACGTATCAGCCGGGTAACCCGGTCATATTCTCATTCGACCGCATCTCTGAGGACATCGGCATTCTCGCGCGCTACTCAGTCGTTAAGGCCGGGCAGCGCATCTTCTTCATCAGCAACTCTGGCTTCCAGCAGTCTGTTGACGGCACGGTGCCGGTGCCGATTGGCAAGGAGAGAGTGGACGACACCTTCATCAACGAGTGGGACAACGACAACGTCCAGCTCACCTTCGGCTTCGCTGATCCGCGAGGAACGCGCGTCTACTGGGCCTACAAAACACTCGGCGGTGCATCTGGCCTCTTCGACAAAATTCTCTGCTACGACTGGGTGCTTGATCGCTGGACACCAATTATTATCACAGGGGAGTTCGTCACATCGCTCCCGCAAGTGGGGCAGACGCTCGAAGGCCTCGACAGCCTCGGCTTCACGCTCGATACGCTGCCGGTGTCTCTTGACAGCTTCCCGGCAGCCTTCGGTAAAGAAATCGCCATCTTCAACAGCTCCCATGTGCTCGGCTTCCTTCGTGGACCGGCGCTGGAGGCGACGCTGGAGACGCCAGAGCAGGGCGAACCCCAGAAGCAATCCTTCATCAGCGGCTGCAGGCCTATCAGCGACGCCACTCCGATCTATGGTCAGGTGTCGTCCAGGCAGACGCCAGCCGCCACTCGCGTATGGAACACCGAGGCTGTCGTTGACAGTGCCGGTCTCATCCCGGCGCGTGTGGACACTCGTTACTACCGCGTCCGCAATCGCATCCCAGCCGCAACATCGTGGAGCTACTCAGCTGGCGTTGATTGTCAAGTTGTTGAGACAGGAAACCGATGAGCACACGTCCACTCAGACGCGAAGAGACCGATCTCAAGCGCATCTGCGAAGCTGTCGAACAGCTGCAGCAGGGGCGCTCGAACGCGCACGGTACATTCACGCTCACTGATGACGGCGTCGCAACGACAACGACAGTTGTAGCGCCGACGTGCAGCTCTGCCAGTCACGTCAACATCACGCCGACAAATGCAAACGCAGCAAACGCAATTCAGACTACCGACGTCTATGTAACACCTGGGAATGGGAGTTTCGTGGTTACGCATGCAGCATCTGCGCTATCTCGAACCTTCACTTACTCGATCAATGGCTGAGCTTACCCTCAACCTGATCCCGCATGAGCATGTGAAGCTCGTTTGGCCTCTGGCAGAGGGTCACGTCAGGAAGGCTATCGATCAGGGTGATGGACTGGTCACTGTTGAGAGCCACCACGATGCGGTTCTCGATGACAGAAGGCAGCTTTGGTTGGTTTGGGACGAAGCGAAAAAGGAATGTGTCGCTACCTTCGTGACGGAGATCATCAACGATCACTTCTTCATGTGGGTGTGCGGCGGGAAACGAATGAAAGAGTGGCTGCATCTTGCGCAGGAAGGCCTTGAGCGATGGGCTCGCGCCAATGGATGCAAGGGGATGCAGCTTTGGGGACGTCCAGGGTGGACCCGAGTGCTCGACGCGCTTGGCTACAAGAAGACACTGGTCGCCATGAATAAGGAATTTTAGCCATGAGCAGTGGACCCGAGACAACAACCAACTCGAACCAAAACACTGACACAAAGTCGAAGACGAAAACCCAGTCTCAGGCGCAGACCGAGGCTGAACAGCTCGTCCAGGCGCAGCAGGCTGGATTGTCGGCGACGCAGAATGTCGGGACGCAAGCGACGCAGAACGTCGGCCAAGAGCAGACTGCTCAGACGGGTCAGCAGTCGTCTTTAAACGCTGGTCAGACACAGAACGCCGGAACGTCTGCGACAACTGGTCAGCAGCTGTCGCAGAACGTCGGGCAGACATCGAATGTCGGCACGACGCAGAATACCGGCCTACAGACCTCTGAGAATACCGGGACGCAGGCGACCAGCAATCTTGGTGCAACGACGGGGCACACCGAGAGCCAGGGGCTCGCTGCAGCTCAGCCAGCTCTGCTCGGCATCCTCGATCAGGCGCAAGCTCTTGGCGCAAACAACGTAAACATTACCCCACAAGAGACCGCAGCGCTGCAAGGCATTACCGGCGCAGCCGAGACTGCTGCAGGCTTCGCTCCAAACATCACCGATCTCGCGAATGCGCAGTTCGCTGGTGGCGGATATGGAGCTGGTCAGCAGGGTGTCGTGGACGCTACGCAGGCTGCGACGGACGCCTACAAAAAAGTACTCAGCGGAGACATGACGGGCGAGAACAACCCGTACCTACAGACGCTGCTCGGCACGATCCAAGATCGCGTGCGCAACAATGTTGGCGGCGTCTTCGCCAACGCCGGTCGATCTTTCTCTGGCGCTCACGCTGGTGCTCTCTCTAGCGAGATGACCAAGGCGCTCGCCGATCCTCTCTTCCAAAATTATTGGAAGGAGCGCGACGCGCAGATGAATGCAGCGCAGAACTATCAGAACTCAGCTCTTGCCAACTCGAATGAGCTTGACAGGATCACGGGCGAGCAGCTCGGCGCTCGCGCAGCTGCACCTGAGACGCTGAAGGGTCTTTACGATCCGTACAATACGCAGCTCTCCGCTGCCGCGTATGGGGCGCAGCAGCCGATCACTCGCCTTGGCATGCTCGGTGGCGTCGTTACTGGCGTCGCCGGTACTGGCGGCTCTAGCGATACGACTGGCACGCAGGCTCAGACAGGCCTCGTCAACACGGCGAATGCAGGGACCGTGGGCACGCAGAATACCGGCCTCACCAGCGAGCTGGGTAACACCTCGAACCTCGGCATGCTCGATACGAGCAGCAACACTAACACGAGCGACCTAAGCAACACGATCAACGCTGGTATGCTCAACACCGCTACGCAGGGCCTCACGAACACCGCCAACGCCGGTCTCACCAACACCGCAGACGCAGGCATGACAGCAAACGTGCAGGGCGCTCAGCAGGCCACCAATTCGATGCAGGATCAGCAAGCCAAGTCGAAATCTACGACCAAGGGCAGCTCCACAACGACCGGCACGTCTACATCACAGACATCAACCGATCCGTTCCAGATTGGTCTCGGCCTGCTCACTGGCGTCGGTGGACTTCTAGGTTAAGGGAATACAGCAATGATGCTCGATCTCGAAAAACTGCTCGACGCTATCCGCATGCAGGAAAGTGGCGGCAACCAGAACGCCGTCAGCCCAGCTGGTGCTCGCACAGCATACGGCATCATGCCAGCGACTGCTGCAGACCCAGGATATGGCGTGAAGCCTGCCGACATCAATGCGCTTACAAAAGACGAGACTGCGGCTCGCAACTTCTCTCGCGACTATCTCACGGCCATGTACAACAAGACCGGCAACTGGAACGCCGCGCTTGCGGCTTACAATGGCGGGCTGGGTCGCGGCCTCGCATACAACAAGGGCGGCATACTCCCCACAGAGACTGCCAACTACGTTCCTAGCGTAATGAAGCGCTACAACAGCGCAGTGACGCCGTCTGCGCCGACACCGGCTCGTCAGCGTTTCGATAGCATCGTTGCGCAGAAGAACGGCAGCGCTCAGCCAATGACTGTGGGCTCGCCGCAAGACATGACTGATGGGCTCGACACATCCGCAGTGAATACTGGCGGCATGGACGCCATCAAAGACCCGACCATGAAGGGCATGTTCCTGCAGGGCGGGGGCACGGGCGTGCAGGTGCAGGCCCAGCCTCCGATGGACATTACCCCTAGCGCGAGTGGTTCAACTCTCGGCCCCGATCCAGACAGCGACCCCAACGCAGAACCAGATGCTAACGCCGACGAGAAGCCCGGCTTCTTTAAGCGGGCGCTCGGTGGCATTGGTAGCGAGAACGGTGGCGGCTTGTTTGGCCTAAGCCCCGGCACGAAGCAGGCACTCCTTCGCTTCGGCGCAGGTCTTGCTGGAGGCGCTAGCAAGGGCTGGGGCGCTGGCATTGGTGCTGGCTTTGCTGGTGCCGCTGATGCGCTCGATACTCAACGCGAGCGTGATCTGCTGCAGCAGAAGCTCGACTTTTCGCAGCTGGGAGTTAAGGCCGCATACACAGCCATCAAGCAGAAGCTGGAGGCCGATGGCGATCCACAGGCTGCCTCGAAGGCTCTCATCCTCGCCACCAACCCAGACGCCGCGAAGGCAGCTGGTATGTCGCTCGACACTAACTTCGGTTGGACACGCGACAAGAACGGCAAGCTGATACCCGAGGAGAACGGCCCCGCCGATCCTGCTTACCAGAAGAAGCTTTCCGAAGCCAAGATGGTCGGAAGCGAAATCGATGATGAGACAGCAGACAACGTAGCAAGGCAGTGGCTGTCCGGTGACGAACACGCCCTGATGTATTGGGGGCGTGGGAACACTGGTGCTGCGAACGTGATGAAAATCCGCCAGCGTGCGTTCCAGGTCGGTAAAGACGAGTTCCATATGTCGCCTGCTGACATCTCTGCGAAGACAGCGGAGTTCCAGGGAATGAAGGCTGGTCAGGTGACCATCGCTAAGCGAGCCGCTCAAGCTGACTTGGCCGCAAGAGAGGCGCTCAAGATCATTCCGACAGTGCGCTCGGCATCTGCTTCCGTTCCTCGCTCACAATTCCCTGCGCTCAATACAATTCTTGAGGCGGGGATGAAGCACACGGGCGACACGAAGGTAGTGCAGCTCGGCGTGGCGCTCAACAGCTTGGTCAACATCTACGCTCGGGCCATCAACCCGACTGGCGTGTCTACTGAGGGCGACAAGGCCCATGCCCGCGAGCTTCTCGATAAGGCTTGGGCTGACGGTCAGATCAATGCGGCGGTCGATCAGATGGAAATTGAAATGAATGCCGCTCTTACGTCTGCCGGTGACGCCAAGAAGGCTCTTACCAAGTCCTACGTTGGCTCCGAGAGCGATAACTCGGGCTCTGGCATCACGATTGAGGAGGTCAAATAATGGCCGACTTCAAAATTACAGATGGCGGCAAGACGTTCATCATTCGTGGTGCGCCAGATCAAGAAACAGCGATGGCAGAGTACCAGCGTCAGAAGGGCGCTGCTCCTGCCTCTGCGCCTGCCGCTCCCGCCGCCCCTGCCGATCCATACGACGGCCTGACGCGCAGTCAGTACGAGGTGCGCGGTCTCGGTCGCTCGGCTGCGAGTGGTCTTACCCTTGGCTTTAATGATGAGATCGAGGCGTACTTGCGCTCGAAACTCGGCAGTGAAGACTACGACACTCTGCTGGGGCGCATCCGCGATCAGCAGAAAGATTTTGGTGGGAAGTATCCCGTCTCAAGCACCGTAGCAGAGGTTGCCGGTGGCGCTGCGCCGATACTGGCGACAGGCGGCATTGCTGCGCCCGCAGCTCTTCCAGAGGCTGCTGCAGCAGGCGCTCGCGCTCTTGCGTTTGGTGGTCGCGTCGCTCGCGGCGTCGGCGAGGGTGCTGCATACGGTGCTGGCTACGGTTTCGGCACCGGAGAGGGTGGCTTAGAAAATCGCGCCAAGGGCGCTGCCGGTGGCGCTGCCGTTGGTGGCGTGCTCGGTGGCGCGGCTGTTCCACTTGCCGAGGGTGTCGCCAAGTTTGGTCAGACTGCCGTTGCTCCTATCGCCCGCGTCGTTACTGGCAGGGCAAATGAGCAGGCAGCCCGCGACCTGTCTGGCGCTATCGCAAGTGATCGAGCCCTAGCTGACCACACTGGTGCGCGGCTTCCGCTCGCTCCACTCAACGATGCTCAGTACGCCGTCGCCGAGCGCGCTGGCTTCCCCGTGACGCCTCTTGAGGCTGGTGG